CTCCAGCGTTTATGGTTAACGATTAAGCCAATGTTGGTCTTGTCGCAGTTGAACTTCCGCGCGATGCGCGCGTATGGCACCCCTCCCGCCGCCATCATCCTGATCTCGACCACGTCAAGCCATGTCAGCCGATGGTTAGGGTTGTTTTCGCCACCACGATGCCCGTTCGCCGGCCAAATTTTGGTCATTGGTCGACCTCCGCCATCATCTGGGGCAGAACATCAGTTGCCTGATCGGTTTTGCCCCGTGTGCTCCCCGCGACCCGTCCGACCCCCTCCGGGAGCCGAAGAAATTTTATCAACCCGGAGTCCCGAGCCCAGTCCACCGCACTGTCGGTTCCGATCAGCCCCTCCCCGAGCGCGGTCCCGATCTCGACCAGTTCCGCCTCCCAAAGCCGAACCTGTGCCGCGGCTGCCCTCAGGCTTTGCAGCAGGAACTTGCGGTGACGTTCCTCAGTAGTTGCATTTTCGTTCCGTCGCCTGTTCACCGTGTGATGCTCCTCTCTCCATAACTACTACTATTAATTATCCTTTTCTTACTGATAGACTTCTTTCTACCACTCCCAGTCATCCCCTTACCCCTTCAAGCAAGCACCCGGAAATTGGCCAGCCGGATACGCTCCCCGCCGAAACGAGGCCTTTGCAGCTTGAAGAAGCGGAGATGACTGGAAAACCGAGGCCTTCGGAGTCCCTGATCTGTCTTTCAGCCCCACGTCAGATCGAGCTTTCGCCTAGTCTGTGGGCGGAAAGTACCGAGGGAACCCTGTTGCGTTTTGCGGAATTGAGTGTTAGGTGAAGAGAACGAATTCCGCGGGCAGTGAGGTTACGACACAAAACGCATCATGGGTTCCTCGGTAATTCCAGGAAGGCGCCCGCTATCAACGAGGCGCCTTCCGCTTTTTGTACTCAACGCCGAGTCGTACTGTCATTCAAGCGAAATTTTTCCACAGCAAAAATGTCACAGTCAGGCTTGGTATTTAGCTATGGCCAGCCACACTACATTTTGTGCATTCGCTTTTTGTTCTGGGTCGATCACGAATTATTTCATACGGGTAAAATGAGACATCTGGCAGATGTCACACCGGCAGCTGATACCGCGTCGTCACTGGAAGCTGATATCGCATCGTCCACACCGCATTGCATACGTGATCGATGTTGACCAGCCGGCAGAGCCGGCCGTTCTCGCGCGTGACCGTCTCATAGGCGAGGCGCCGCTTGCCGTCCCAGAACCATCGCTGCAGGCCAGGAAGGTCGATAAAGTAGACGTCGAGCGCCTTCACGAGCGGCATGATGCAGTGGTCGGCGAAGCAAAAGATCAGCAGGTCGACCCCATCGTGCTTCATCCAGCCGTTCTCTTCCAGGGCGAAGCGGTAGTGCGGAAACCCGAGAAGCTCCCAGGTGAATTTATCATGCGGCGCGCGCACGATCTTCTCATCGGCTGTCTTACGCCGGCCGTCGACAGTCCAGAAAGCGGTATCGATCCCGCCCAGCTGCTCCTTCTTGTTCTTGTCATAGGAGTATAGCTCGAACCTCTCGCAGATCTTCGGATACCAGGGCACGAGGAATTTGTCGCGCAGAGGAAGCTGCCACTTTTTGTTGTCTTCGGTGAATGTCGACTCCTGGGTGATATTCTCCCACCTCGTTTCCCACCATGGTCCGCCCTGGGCGCCGAGATCATCCAAAGATATCGACTTGCCGGCCATCACCAATTCCTCTCGATCGGTTCCAAGATAAAACAGGCTATATGCCGCCCGGTACCCTTGCCTTCGGTACCGTCCTCTATCGCAAGCCACTTCACATCCCCCAGGTTTCGGATACGAGCATGCTCGCTGAGGATATTTTTAATTAACATCAACACCCACTTGTCCACAGGATAGACCAGAACAACTCGCTTGCCTTTATGCCATTCGACTATTGCCTTCCGGACCCAGGCGGTAGGACCTTTTTTACGGCCATGGTGAATGATCGACCCAAAAGGCGGGTTGACATAATTGCTTTGGCCCCAGTCGCAGGTGAGACCATCAAAACCTTTCGGTAGAGGATAGGGGCATGGATCGAAGTCAAAATGAAATTCCGCATCAAGTTCAGCATAAAGTTTTGGCGGCGTTATCCAATAGTGTTTTCCATCATCTCCATTACCGCGATGAAATTTGTTCTTCTTTGGCGATAACAGAGACTGATGAACCATTACCAGTTTCTTCCGATCGGCGGCCGGATCGACCACCATGCAATAAGCATCGCTTCCGCCCTGTTATGGTCTTTGACACGCGTCAGTACATGGTCTTGGTCCGGCCATAGCCGAAGCGCGAGCCCGCGGGATGCTGCTTTATCCTCGCTGATCAGGTGAAAGTAAGCTTTCCATTTTTGCGGCGAGACGAATTCTGGGGGCTGGTTAGTCGCCAGGAGACTGACCGCTCTGAGCATGCCGTACGTCACACCGAAGTTGAAAGAGCCGACCCGGCCGTCCCGCGGCATCGAGTGCACCTCCTCGATCACAATACGCCGGGGCATCAGATGGTACATCCAAGACGACAGACACCTGACGTCGATCTCGCGCCGCTTGCCGACAGCACGCGTAGGGAGGTCAATGACATCCTGAAAGAGGCCGCAGCTGTCATCTAAAGCCGCGGCCGCTCCATCTATCCCGGGATCTATCGCCACCACGATCATGCCGCGCTTTCTGGCTGCTGTGGCTTCTTGGTGAACAGCTGTGAGCGCTCCTCCGCCGCGTCCGCCGCCTGCTTGGTCTGCTGCGCACGGAATTGCGATCGGGTCATAGATACGCCTGACGTTGAAGGCATCTCATCGATCGACTGAAAGCCCTTGTGAAGCTCTTCCTGATGATCATGGAAGCCTTTCATGTAGGCGTCATAGCCCGAGGTCCCTGGCGCATAGATCGGCGCAGCCGGCTTGCCTGTGCGGCTCGCCTCCTCACCATCTGCGTAGGCCATCATCTCGGTGTCGTGGAGGTCATCCTGGAGGAACAGGTCCAGCTGCTTGCCGAGACTGTAGCCGAGCCAGCCTGCGATCGTACAGTCACGCGCGATCTCGAGTTTGATGGCCTGCTCTCCGGTCTCGGTCTGTAAGCGAAACGCGACATCGAAGTCCCTCTTTAGGAAGCCGTCCGACTTCGCCGTCTTGAGCGCATTGCGCAGGTTCGAGTTAGCTGTCGCGAGCAGCGCCTTCAGACGGGCAATTTTCGGGAGGTGCTCATCGAGGAACAGCTTTTTCGACGTGGCATCGACTTTGACGTTTTTGCGCATGGCGATCTCGGGCGCCTTATCGACTTTCCTAGCCGGCTTCATTACCGCCTTGCGCCGAATGCCGGCCGGCATCTTCCTTGTCTTCTTACGTTTAAGCATGGGGACCTCCGAGGTGTGTAGGGGGGATAAGCGGACCCGGCAGCCCATGGGGGGACATAGCTGCCGGGCCCTATCGCGGTCGGCTGTCCGCCCGAGGGGGGCACGACGGACGGACTTCCGGCCGTGAATTACGCGTAGTCTGATGGTCGCAGGTTCGCTTTTGGAATACCAGTGGCTTCTGAGATGGTGCGGACGTATTTTAGCGGCACCGTCGTCCAGCGGCTGATCGCCTGCTTGCGCACCCCGATGATATCGGCAAGCGCTACCTTTGTGTATCCAGCCATCAGAAGCCGGTGATACGCCATCTCGTCCCTTGTTCGCCTGCGCCGCTTTTTCATTGTGGATAACTTTTACTAGGTCAACGGGACGTTGACAAGGCCGTCGAGTCGCCCTATGTAGAGCCCATGAGCCATTGGGGCTCGTACAGGAGCATCACAGATGACCACCCGCCTTCTCAACTCTCCCGCCGGTTCGTTCGCCACCCAGATCGTCGAGACCTTCGATGGTCAGGTCTGGCAGGTTCGCGAGACCGGCTCCCCTGACCTCGCCCATGTGTGGCTTGGCGTCGCCGGCAAGATCAAGAATGGCGTTTTCGTTGCCAAGCCCAATAAGAAAGGCAGCGGTAACCGCCCGCAGTTGGTCTCCAAGGCCCACCTCTACCGGGTCCACGTCCCGGCCAATGCGTGACCTACTCACCGATATCGGAGTGTGCTTAGCACACTCCGTCATTCTCACCATCATCATCATCACCCTTTCCCTTCTTATTGGAGCCTGACACACATGAGCAACATCGAAACCCGCGGCATTGGCGACAACATCGGCGTCGATCAAGCCCAGATCGTGACCACCCGCCTCGCGCTCGACTATGCCGAGACCGTCAGCGGCGTTGATACGATCCTCAACACCGCCCGCGAACAGCCCAAGGTCGTCGACAGCGACCAGACGGCAGTGCAGCTTGGCGCCGTGATCAAGCAGCTGCGCGATCTCGACAAGCGCGTCGAGGCCTTCCGCGTCGCCGAAAAGCAGCCCTATCTGAGGGCGGAGCAGGGCGTGGATACCTTCTTCTTCGATCTCCGGGACAAGCTCGCGAAGCGCAACAAGAACGATCGCGCGGCGAAGCCCGGTGCGGCTGACGTCCTGCAGAACAGGATCGACACCTACCAGGACCAGAAGCGGATCGCCGAACAGGCCCGCCTGGACGCCGAGCGCCACGAGGCACAGCGTCTTGCTGCGATCGAACAGGCCCGGCTGCGCAAGCTGCAGGAAGAGGCTCAGGAGGCAGAACGTGCTCTGACGCGCGCTCGGTCCGAAGCGAGCAAGCTGGAGCGCGCTGCTGAAGCGGCGGAAGCTGCCCGCAAGCAGGCCCAGGCCCAGGCCGAGGCCGATCTGGCGGCCATCAAGGCCGAGGAGGCCCGCTTGGCTACCCTGGTCAAGCCGGCGGAGTTGGTGCGGGTGCGCGGCAACGACGCCAACGGTGGCGGTGTCACCCTGACGTCGGCGCGCGAAGGCTATGCGATCCTCACCGATCGCAGCCTGCTCGATCTCAATGCGCTCAAGGCATATTTCACCGATGCCGAGATCGAGAAGGCCTTGCGTGGCTATGCCAAGGCCACCGGCCACGTAAAGCAACTGGCCGGCGCGGAGATCGGGTTTAGACAAAAGGGGATTACTCGCTGATGAAGCGGCCGTACATCCCGCTAACTACAAAATTGGCGGTCCTGGAAAGACAAGCGTTCCAGGACCGCAAGTTCGCCAGCCAAGAAGACCTGGAGCTGGCTGTCGAATGGTACGAGCTTCGCTGCCATAGGAAGTCCGCGAAATATAAAATATCCTGGCTGCTCGAATTGCTATTCCGCGGTCAGCCTGTTGAGCTAGACCATGATCCGGCTTTGGTTCTACGGCGCCGCAATAAGTGTACAGGCGGCTATATACCTGCTCATGATGATCCTAAGTTTCTCATCTATCGCAGCAGAGCTGATCACCTTCACAAAACTACTGGACGAGCCCCAGGCGCAGAGCGAACCAT